CGGCATTGGAAGTCCCAGCAAATTTAGCTTGAATGTCTCTTTCAATTTGTTTCTGCTCTGTTTCAGTAGGCCTTCCGTTATTAAAATTAATTAACATTGATGGAGCTAGGCCATTAAGCACATTATTTAAATGATAATTTGAAATTTCCTCCTCAAGCTCGCAATACTGTAATCCGCCTTGACTGTCTACTGGTGAATAGTAATAAAATCCAGTTTTATATGGCTTTATGTAAAGTATCTCTTCAGACTCTTCGCTTGTACCAAATGCCGGAATTGGAAGTGGCTTGTTTTGATAATTAACGTCTAACCAATTTTCAGAATAATAATAAAATTCTACATCTCCATCTTCATTACATTTACCACTTCTTAAAGTTTCAACTGGCCAATGATTACATTCTACAATTCTAGTTCTATCAACAGAATAAACGACTTGAATAGCACACTGCCCCATAGCTTTTAAGTCATAGCACAATCTTTCAACTGTATCATCATCAAATAAAAGCATAGCTTGTGCATAGTCGTCTGGTTTAATTAGTTTATCTGTACTATCTAAACCTTTTCCAAATATCATTTGGCTAATACCATTTACAATAGCATTATTAGTCGGACTACCATTAATTCTATCTTGTAAGTAACCAAAATAATCATTGTCTTCTCCATAAGCAATCCATTCTTGATTTCTAACTTCGACAATTTTTGGAGATGTATAACTAGATAAATTAACAATACTAATTGATGATTTTTTATTTTGTTCTACTTTTAATTCTAGTTTCTTTGTCATATTGTGATGTAACTATTGTTGTTAATGGTTGGTGTAATATACTGTCCATTATTAATTGAAAATGTATCTATATTTTGATTTGTACAAAATATTCTATCTTTATAAATTACATTACTATTCATAATAAGTTTATAATTGTAAAAAGTATTATTTAATAAAAAATTTAAAGTTACATTTAAAAATAAAATATCAGAACTATAACTATAAGAATTAACTGAAACTGTATAAATATGCTTTGTAGTTTCATTATCTACAACAATATATAAACTATCAGATACTAAGATAGTAGCAATTGATTTTAATGTTTGTGATGCATTTGTATTTATGATTGTCATATAAGTATAACGATAAAATTAAAAATTTTGCAAAAAAAAGAGTGATAAACTAATACCACTCTTTTTTTTTCTTTGCAAAGACTTAAATCTATGCTGGAGTAATTTGTGTTGGTGTACCACCTCCAGCAATTTTACTAGTTACTAATGATGCAGTTACAAATTGTGCCATTAATGGCTCTTGTCCAGAGATTGTTAATGAGTAACCATTCATATCTCCCAACGCCACTCCGCTAGAAATTGTCCCAGTAGTATTAGTTCCTCTTGTCATTCCTACTGCTAAATAATTACCATTATTATCTTGAACAAATACGTGAGGTCTATTTGTAATTACTTTTTGTAATTCTAATTGTGTTAAAGGGTCTAATTTTGTTAAAACCAAAGTTAATACTTGGTCATAAAAAGTAGTACCGTTATTTTCATCAGAATTAATTGTTTGCTCTAACCCGGATGCACTCTTTACATCATATTGATATAAAGTATAACCAGTGTTTGCAAATGCAGTTACATATCCAGTTGCTCCTATTGTTGCAGTTCCTAAAGTTCCATATTCTGCAAGGTAAATTGCTTTTATACCACCTACGGCATCTTACAAGCTAATTTACGTCCAGTTGTTAATGTACAAGCCATATTGTTATTTTTTAAAAATTAATAGTTAAAAAGGGTGTTTCCACCCCTTTAAATTACAATGAAGAATATACTACTGAATCTGAACCAAAACCTACTTGAAGTCCTTGAGTCCATCTCATAATAAATCTCACATTTTTAGAACCGTCAATATCAGCCATATCTATCAATTTTACTAAATTGTAGTCGTCTAATAAACCAGTACCGAAGTAAAGATTTTCAGTTGTAGTCAATACCATAGCATTTCCACTATCTACAAAGTTCAAACCATTAGCTACAAATACTGGAACTCCATCAAAACTCAATGCACCACCAGCAGTGTACCATTGTGTTCCTTGTGCGTTTAAACCATTTGCTCCAATGTTTGTAGCATAACCTCCTAAAGCAGCTACGTATGCTTTTGCAATTTTTTGTGAAACATATAATTTCAATCCCTCTGTGCCATAAATACCTTGTGGACAAACTGAAATAACTGACCTCATTTGTGCAATTACATTAGTAGCATCGATAGTAGTTGATGTAACTTTTACTGCTGGATTCAAAGTATCATTTACCAATAAATAAGGTAAACCATTTGTAGCATTCCAAATAAAAGTTTCAGTCGCTAATGCAACATCTTTTAAAATTTTACCAATAAAGAAGTCAGAAAATGAAGCTGGAATTACATCGAATGCAGAATATCCCATTTTTGCTGCATCCCAATCGCTCACAAATGGAGTCTTACAAAGTTGCAAGTTCACTTGCTTTTCTGCAACTGTTAAAACTTTTTCATTCAAGTTTACTACTCCACTATCGTCAAAATCACAAGTTGCATCTTGAATAATGTTACTAGAAGTTAATGTTTTTACTACTTCTTTATACTTAATATTTGGCCTTACTGTAATACCATTGTTAGCAATAGTATTTGCAGATAAAATTGCGGCTGCAATATAATCTCCAGCAAATTCTCCAGCATAACTAGTGCTGATGTTGTTTACTGTACTTAATTTTGTGTTTCTTAAATTTCTCATTTTAATTTATATTTTTTTTTCGTTAATTGATTATGATTCCGATACCCACACTCCTTGTCCAGCAGTAATATACCACGCACCCACTGCGATAGCTTTAATGGTAACAAAATCTCCTTTTTTAGAAGTTGCTTTTGTATTTATCCATTTTTTTGCTACTGTTCCACTTGCTCTGTTCATAGATGCAGTTGAACCAGTTACAAAAGGAAAGCAACCGAAAAATGCATCTGTTGAAGCTGGTGCTAATGTGATAATATTGTTTGCATCTGCTCCAGTATTACGGAATGTAAATTCCATACCTAAATTGTCAGCTGAAATAGTTGGTAAAGTGATTGTTAATGCGTCAGTAGCAATAGAATAGTCTTTTGTGCTATTACCTTCTGAAATAGAAACTGATGTTGTTAATACGTTAGTAGCTCTTCTCTCACGAACTACTTGATTTGAAATTGAATTTGCCATTTTTATTATTTATTTTTTTGATTAATTATTATACGACTTTAGCGTAAATTGTTACCGATACTAAATAGCTTGGTGTTGTTCCACTTAATAAATATGTAGTATCAGTTGAATTTGCTAAAGCTAAATTTGTTGTTAAATTTGTTATTACTGCGTATGCCGTTACCGTTTTTGATGCTACTGTAAAATCTGCACTCAATAATGTACTAACTGCACTATTTGTAGCAGTAACAATAGCAGTCATTGTAGCAGATGCAGTAGATGTAGCAGTTCCAGAAAATGTTAATGTAATTACTTTTGAATTTTGGTAATTATAATCTGAAACTGGAGTTACTGTTGGTGCAGTATAACCACTAGGCAACCTATCAATAGGTAGTCCGTTTTGTGTGCCATTTAAAGTTAGTGCCATTTTTTAGTTATTAATGTTAGCTAATCTTGCAAAAATCAAAGATTGTGGATCGTGTTTAGCAGATTTTAATTCTACTTTTTGTTCAGTTGGTTTATGTGTCAAAGGTTTTCTAGCTTTTTGAGTTGAAAGTGTTTCTTTCATTGCTACTTGGCCACCACTTAAAGCATCAATTTTAGCTTGTAAATCATCTAACTTTGGTTGTATAGCATCTACAACTGCTGTTAAAATTTCTTCTAGTGTAGCTGGAACTTCTGCCATTTCAACCTCTTTATTTTTACCAGCTTCAACTTGTGCTTGTGGTGTATTTGGCATTGCTATTTCTCCAATTACTCCAATTTCGTAAACCTCGATAACCATTCCATCTGCCATAACATATTCTCCAATTTCTAATGGATTTTTGTTTTCTCCATCAATAGAAAAGATTGGACTTCCAACTGTAAACGCATCAGCTTCTACCACTGTTCCGTTTTCTAAAGTCATTTGTTCTAACTTTACTTTTCTATTTAGTAAAGCATTAATTCTGCTTAAAATTTCTGTGTTTTTCATTGTTGTTTATTTATATTCTTGTTAATGTATTATAAAAATCAACTGCTGAAGTATTAACATCTTTAAAATTACTTGATAAGTCTGGTAATGAATTATCATAATTAATTCCTAAACTATCTAATTCATTTGCAGTCTGTAAATATTTATTTTCATAATCACTATATTTACTAGATGCATCTTGAATTATAGTAATTAAATCACTAGCTAAAATTGCTACTTGATTTATAATATCAGATACATCTCTATCATAAGTATCAATTACTAATGCAGTCTGTTGTGAAATATCTACTAATGTACCTTGAACTTCTTTAATAGCATCTTCGATAGCACCTAGATTTTCTTTTCTTGCTTCTCTTACTTGTTTAATTTTGTTTAGCATTGCTAAAACCTTTGCTTGTGTTTCCATAATTGTATAACGATTTAATTAATTTTTTTGCATTTTTAGTTGTAAAATTCTTTTGTTTCAAAATTATAAAAGTTTCCAGTTGGTTCTCCTTCTATTAAAATTTCATTTTCTGTAATTTCAACTTCTCCAAAAAATGATTTTAAAACTTGTCCCGTATTTTTATCTATTACTGTTTTCATATTAATTTGTTACTAAAAAATTTGATTGAAATACTGTATCGGTAGCACTTGCTAATTGTAATGTGGTAGAAATATAATTATTTACTGTTGGGTCAAAAGCAACGTTACTAAAAGCTATGACTAATGTTCCAACATCAGTTGCAATAGTTGATGTTGGTGCTAAACATCTTATATTACCACCTCTTATAGTTAATGAACTTCTAGTCATTACACCAGCAAGATTACTAGCTACTATACTTAAAGCTGCAATAGTTGTAGCTCCAGAACCATTAGCGTTAGTTCCTACTTTAACTCTCATTGTGGCAGTTCCTACCGTTCCACTTTTTTCAGCCGTAAAAGATGCAATTCTCATCATATCATTAGCTGAAAACGTATTGGCTGGAATCAAATAAGTTCCTATTATTTGCTCAGTAGTATTTCCAGTAATTGTTGAACTTTGCGTTACATCTCTAACGATTGTTTTAATTCTACTATTCCAACTTGTTGCACTTGCTATTCTATTGTCTGCAATACTTACGCCATTCCACGTTGCATCTATAATTGAACCAGCGTATTTTAAAGTATTAGTTGACCACTCTACATTTGACGGTGCTTGTTCGTGACGTTCCCAAACACCAGCACTAATTGAATTATCTAATAATGAAATTTCAGTATAGCCACCACTTGGCACACTTGCTACTAAAGTGTTTGAATTATTATTAATAGAAATAGCTCCACTTGATTGATTATTATTAAAATAATAAATTGTTCCTTTTTGTAAAGTTGTTGCGTCTGGTAGCTTAATTGTTTGTCCACCACTACCAGTTACTAAATAACTTGGTACACTTGTAACAGTTAATATAACGTCTGTTGCACTTGCTACAATAGATACAAAACCACTAAATACATTATTAACTTTTAGATTTTTTGTGCCTAAATTTAAATCTTGTGATGCTCCACTATAAGGAACTATACCATTTGTTGAGAATGTAACTGTATCATTAACATCATCATAAGTCAATAGAATGTTGCTACCAGCTATTGCGTAATTTTTAAAATTTTTATTTGCCATATACTAAATTATCGTCTTTTTGTGTTGTTAAATTTAATGCTTTGTTACTTGTTAAATAATATGTTTCAATTCTGTAAATAACTCCTATTCCTTGTGCTATCATAGAACCATCACAACATTTTACACTGTATGTATTATCATCGCACAAACAACCTCTAGCACCATTTTTTGGACTTGTCCTACTAGGAGTTTTAAATCTGTTACTTTTAGTTGCCATTAATCAATGATTTTATTTCTAGTAATTCTAAACCAGCTAATATTTCATTTTCAATATCTTGATTATTACTTTTCATAGCAGTAGGTATTTTATCAGCAAAATATCCCTCTATGCTAAATCCTTTTACCTCTCCAGTTTTTATATAATCATTCCAAATATTTTCATTATCTACTTTAATGCTTCCCATCCACGTGCCTACTGGTACATTTAAATTGTATAGATTAGACTTATCTTTTTCTAGGTCTTCTACAATCCAACTTTCAACCATAGTCAAACCAGATATTTTTTCCATATGTTCAAAAGTAGCATTAGATTGGTTTCCATTTTTAAAAAACATTTCCATACATTTTCTAATAGTATCTTTGCTAAACCAAATCATATATTCTCCACTGTCGTCTTTTCTATAAATTTGTTTTTCTGGAACTAATAATGCTCCCATAATAATTTTCTTTTCAGAACTTACTTGTGCAAATTTTACTTCTCTAGACTGCTCTTTTAGAGTTATCCAATTTTCTTCAATGGCTGGTGATTCCACAATTGAAATAGCGTCTATTCCACTTAACTCCATTGTCTCATCAATTATTAATTCAATTACTTTCATATCTATATAACGTATTTATTTTTAATTTTGTTTTTATCCCAATGTAGCAGTATTTACTATATTTCTATCTAATGCTTGTTGAGTGCTTACGTCTTTACCGACTACATACGCCTTAATAGGTGCTTGACCTCCTAAAGTTGTTGCTAATTGATTAATTCCACTTGCTCCTATAACATTTGGACTAGCATTAGTCGGTGTTGGTATTGCAATAGTTGAAGATGGAGGTGTAATTGATTGTGCACTTGGCAAACTAACTCCTCCTCCTCCTCCTCCATTTGGTGTTTTAACTTCTAATATTTTTTTAATGTTTAATAAACCACTTGCAATAGCAACTCCTCTAAAGACATTTCCTAAAATTGGAGATGCAGTTGTTGGAACTGGTAGGAAAGCACTTTCATATGCTTTCTGTGCTGATGTATATGTCGAAATGGTTGCCGATGCTACTGCTAGTGTTTTTCCTACTGCTGTACTCTCTCCAGCCATTTGTGATGCTTGTTGTAAAGCATTTCCAATTCCAGCAAGTTGTTGTTGCTTTGCTTGTAACTGTAATTGGTCTAGTTTCTTTTCTGCTTCTACTGAATCCTTTCTTATCTTTACTCTTTTGCTTTCGCTTAATGTTTTGTCAGATAATAATAATGCTTCACGATCTAAAATTAATTGTTTTTTTTGCTCGAACGATGTTGTATCATCTGCTAATTCTAATTCGAGCATAGCTAGTTTTTCTTCTTTTGCTTTCTCGTCTTTTGTAGTTTGCAGTTCTGCGTCTTGTATGTCAAAATTAGCTTGTAGATTTTGTCTAGCTACTCTTTTTTCATTCTCACTAGCATTGTCATTTGTTAGTTCTAACTCTAATTGTTTTCTGGCTCTCTCTTGAGTAAGTGCTAACTTTTCTTCGTCGGTCTTTGCTAATAAAGTTTTTCTATCTTCTTCAAGTTTATTATTTAAAGCTAGTAATTTGTCAGCGTGAGATTTTTCTAATGCTTCCTCTTTGTCTTGAAAATCTTTTATAATTAATGCTTTAGCTTCTGCCTTTTCTTTTGTAGATAACTTTATTAAATCCAGTTCAGCTAATGCTCTGCTTTTTTGAAGTGCTAATTTTTCTTCTTCGGTTTTAGCTTCCATATTAGCAATATCATCTCTATACTTTTTTTCTAGGTTTGATAATGATTGTTTTTGTTGTATAATAAACTGTTTAGCTTTTTCATTATCAGCTTCTTTTTTTTGTGTTGCTTTGTCTGTAGCTTGTTTTTCGGCTTCTTTTTCTGCAACATAAAAATCTGCATCAGCATTTTGTTTATCTCTACTATTTTTTTGTCGTAAATCCATTAGCTTTTGCATATTGGTCTTTACTTTTTCTAATGACTTTTGTCTATCCTCTTCAGTTAAATCACTATTTTTAGCAACTGCTAAATTTTCTGCTTCTAATAATTTTAACTCTTCATCAATTCTATTTTTTTCAGATGCTAAATAACTATCATTTATTTTTTTTAACTCTTCTTTTGATGCTCCATTTGCTTTAGCATACTTTAAACTAATATCAGTAACAAACTTTGCACTTTCCCCAACTTTATCAAATGAATCAGATTGAGCATCTAAAACTTTATTTAATTCTCCTACTGCCTTTTCACTTTTCTTTTCTGCACTAAAGAAGTCTGATAGTACCGTAATAAGCTCTCCTAATGCAATAACTAATAAACCTACTCCAGTAGATGCTATTGCACCTTTTAATCCTTTTAAAGACAAATTTGTAAGGTCTATACCTTTTGCTCCATTTATAAAAGCATCAGACAGACCTCCAGTAGCTTGACTTAATTTTTGAGTAAGTTGTCCACTTTGTAAAATTTGCTTTCCGTAGTCAACAGACTTTTCTTTTGATGCGGACACACTCCGGTCAAGTTTAGTAAATGATTTCTCTAAACTATTAACTCCTTCTACAGCTTGGCCAGTTTCAACTTTTACTTTAACCTCTACTTCTTGTGCCATTTTATTTTTTTAATTGGTTTAACAGCTTCTTTAAATGTTTCTGGCAATTTATATTTTCCTTTTGCTATTGCAATTAATTCGCTTTCGTGTTCAAAATCTAATTTCAAACATTCTAATATTTGTTTTATCATACTGCTACTGTTCTAAAATCACTTAATAGGTCTAGGTTTACTATTCCAGTTGTAAGGTCAGTTGTAAATTTATTTATTAAATATGCTTTTTGATATAATATAATTCTATCGTTTAATCGTAAATTCAAAATAAGTGATGGTGTTAATTTTGCTCTTACTTTTAAATTTCTACTTTTAGGATTGTAAACATTAGCTAAATATTCTTTGTAATAATCAAAATATAAACCATTCTCTATTGGTGTACCTCCAAAAGTTGAAGTTTCATATCCAAAATTCATTGAATGACTTAAACTATCAGCTCCAATTATATCTTGACCAAATACTACATTTGAATCTAAATTTACTATTGTATTTGTATCTACTTTTTTAACTTTTACATTTGAAATATTAAAAATATCATTACGATACAACAAAACTGGTTTAGGTATTAACTTTGTAATATAATCAGTCTTCAAATAATATCCTAATTGTAAATCATCTGCTACAATTTTATTAAACAATATATTTTCAAATGGTAAAGTAACATCATATTGACCTCCATCGCTGTTAAATGTCGCTTGTAATTCTCCATACTCTAAACCGTTATATTGAAAGAATAAAGAATTCATAAAGTTTTCAGATTTTTGATATTTAAAAACAATTTTACTAAATCCTTTTATCCTTTCTAAATCGTTTTTGTCCTCAACATAAGATGTTAAATCTCTATTTGTTCCATTCAAATAATACTGGTCTAATGGCTCTATTGTATAAATATTATCAACTTCATTGTAGATTGTTAAATTAAAAGTTTTTAGTATTCCACTAATAAAATCAATCACTTTCATATCTGGAGCATAACGTGGAGTATCTAACATACCTTCAAATTCCATATTATAAGTCCTAGATTGCATTAAAAATTTATTAACTCCATCGTTCATTATTCCTCGCACTCTAGTAGCAAATTGCTTCGTACTTTTTGCTTTGAATGTATAATAACCAGCATAGTCATATCCAGCACCATCTTCTTGAAAAATTGGAAATTCTAATAATGTACCAGCAGTTCCAGTTCCAGTTAAAGTCTTATATAAATCAAAACTTTTGTAAACTTCAATAACATAATCTCCACCAGTATCGATTTGAATAAATAAACTAACATATATTGTTCAAGAAAATGGGTTATCTCCAGACACATAAT